CTGTTCAAAATCTCAGGGCTACAGTTGCAAACGAATCTGATGCAATGTACGAAATATCAGATAGAAAATCAACTGAAGTTGAGAATGCAGCCGCAGCAAGAATTGTAAATCGCTACAAACAAATCAGTCCAAACATTGTTTCCAAAGTTTCCGCAGGACTTCAGGAGTACGCCGATGAATCCGCGTCTTTTCGTGGACAAATTGGATCAATCTTCGATGAGGCTTTTGCAGATATCGTCAATAATTAGACCGTCGAACTGGATGATTCCCACTGTGTTAATTCTTTCAGTTACATTCTCAGGAGCTTTTGTTTATGCTATTTCCAGACCTCCCCGACATATGGGAGGAGGAGACAATTACCCAGCCCAACCCGATACAGTTTACCGCCAAGCCGATTGGTGAGCAACCAAAGCCGATAAAAGTTAGTGTCAAGCCAAGTGGAGAATTTAATTTTGAGGGCGTTGCTGATGACAACGTAATCAGACAGATAATAACAACTACTGACTATAATCGAGCCGCAAGCAGAAAACAGGAATTGGAAATACTAAAGCAAGCTAAAAACGTTGATATGATGACTCTCTGCGTTTTAGCTTCATCAATTTTAGTCAGTCTTTTATGTCTTTTTCTTTCATTCAATAAAAACCAACAAACGCAGGGGAGCGTGGCGAATAATGGAGAATTTCTTCGGGGGATTAGTTGCGGACAAGTCCGGTAAATTAGCAGGTAGTGGGCAAAATCCAACTGCTATCGGCAACATGGGTAATTCAATGGCTAGAGTGAAAGCCAAGATGAAATTACCCACTGAAATATCAGCACAGCAAGTAGTTAATTTGGAGCGTGAAATGGGACAGGTTGACGCAGAATTGGAATTGGTTGACGACATTATTTCTACACAAGAAAAACTACTTGGCAAGGCGGTAGATTTACACGCTAAAAACACTAAATGGGCTGCTGTAACAATGAAAGCAGATCAGAGATTACGAGAAATTGAATCTAGCCACAATCAGACAGTTTCTAAGTATATGTTGGGTGCAGCCACAACCCAAGCTTATGACGATGGCTACACAGAAGCTTATAGAGTGAGCGCGGAGATTTTTAGCTAATGTTCTTTAAAAGAAATGCTGAAGCAGATGGTAGTCTTAGCTCAATTTTTAATAAAGTAGGTTGGGCTATATTTTTCTACAACGGATTCACCTTATTTCCGTATTTTTGGAATTTAATGAAAGGCATTGATCAGTGGCAAAAAACTTTTGCAACTTGTGTATCAATAGCTCTGATTTTAGGAGTTGAAAGCGCAACTATTACGGTGTTATTTGACCCTAGAGTATTGATAAAAATTCTTGAAAAACCGAAGTCAGACAAAGAGGTTAAGCAGGTTGTAGATATAGTATCTTTCTTGGGAATAGGTGCTTTTTTGCTGATTTCTGCTTACACTTTTTGGTTTGATTATCAAGTCAATCTTATTCAACTTGGCAATCCCAAGTTATTGTTTCTTAAAGTGTTGTGCGGTGTATTTGTGTTGGGATCAGAGGTAGCTTTTGGTTGTGCAAATGTTTTCTATATAGCAAGCAAACAGGGAGATTAAAATGATAGTTCCAGATGCAAAGGGTATAATTATCATTCTATTAGTTGCATTATTTTTAGGCATGATCTTGTATCTTCAATGGGAAATGCGAAAATGAAAAATTTACTCTATTTTGGATACTTCTTAACTGGCGCATCGTTCTTCCTTTTGTTGGGGCAAATTATTCGGGGATTCCCTGAATCCAAGAATGGGGCGATCGCCTTATACTTGTTCTCAATTTTGATATTTGTCGGGCTTGGTTTTTATAATTGGTGTGGGCTGTGGTACAAGTCCGCCGGGCATCTGAATAAAAATCAATCAATTGTAGGATTTGCCCCAACCTATGTTTTTGGAACTGCGGCTACAGTCGCGCTAATTATTGGAATCACAATAGGTGGATGACATGATGCAATCAGCCAACCCGTTTGCACAACAGAAAAACAGCTTTGAGCCACTAATAACGTCCGAGCGCATATTGTTGGGAGCGCTCGGAATTGCAGCCGCAGTTGGTACAGTTTTACCTATTTTGTGGCCAAATCAAATCAAGGAAGTAAAGCTAATTGAAAACATAGCGGGGCTGTCTTTTGCGACTTGTTTCACAGCAGAATGTTTTCGCAGACAACGTAAGGAAAAAACTTACCAAAGTATTGATGAAGCTAATTATCAAATAGTTAAAGATGGGCTTAGAGAGACTCTTAATTATGAACTCTCTATGCGGAAAATTGAAGCCAAGAGGGATTTAGCAGCCCGAATCAATTCATTGCCACCGCACGAACGTCAACGATGGATGGAAGAATACAGGTTACATGGATTAGTAGAAATCCCACAAGTTCAACAAGCTGTAATCGAACCAAAGCAACTCCCCAGTTCTCGCGGTATCCCTAGTCCTGAAGTAGCGGAATTTAATGAGGATGCGGTTCAGGCAATTATCAATCCTGGTGTGATGGCTGTATTGGAAGAATTAGCCGCAAAATACCCCGAATACATCAGGATTGATGGTGATTGGCTAGATGAATTATGCGATAGTTCCGCATTGCAAAATATGGGCGATCGCGCTAACCACCACTTTGGATTATGGGGTGAAACTCAGTCAGGTAAATCAACGTTGGCAGGGGTAATCATTAATAAAATTGCAGCACAGTCACAGGGTGCAGCTTATGTGATTGGTTCAGATCCCAAAAACTTTGTTACTCGTTGGTTATGTAAGTTTTCCCGCAAGTTTGAGGGACTGGAATCATTGCCAGAATGGATAACTTTCGCTACCAAGATAATTGATGAGAGGCAACAGCAATTTGAACACAATCGGAAAGGTACGGGTCTATCAGAAATATTCTTAATTCAGGATGAGGTAAATGTTGTCTATGGTGGAGGGAAGGGACTACCAGGAACGGGTAAGAAACAAGTCACAAAAGAAACGGCTGTAAATCTTCAAGGAATGTGGAATTACATCATTAATTTCACAGCCGCAATGAAGATTCACGGCGTTTTTATGGGGCAAAATCCGTTAAGTGGCTGCACTGGTTTTAGTCGTCCTAGTTACAAGAATATTTGCTTTATTGCACTGGGTAAAGTGTCAAGTTACATATTAAGTAACCCATCCGACTTTCTTAATGTTAAAGGTGATATTCTTGACTTATTGAAAGAAGTTTGTGAACTACTTGATAAGCAGGGTGTGAGATACGCTTTAGTAATTCCCACTAAAGGTAATCCTTATATTGCTCTAATTCCTGTTTTCAATATTGATGATTTGGAGCAAACTGAAAAACCACAGGATGCGCAACCAACTCATCAAGAGTCTGAAGCCGTAAACCCCTACCAAATAATAAAAGATTGGATTGGACAACTCGGTAGGAATCCCACTGATTCCGAATTAACTCAAGCATGGCAACAGGTAAAGGGTGAAACTTTAACTCCTGACGCTCTAAAACTTTTAAAAAATGCTTTGGAACTAACGGATGAAGTTGTCACCTGGGCAATGATTACCGCTAATTTAGAATTACCTGAAAAGTGGAGAGAGGAAGATTTGCAGAAAGCGATCGCAACTCGACTAACTGAACACGGCTATAAGGTGCAAACAGAAGTTAAAAGTAATGGCGGTTTCATTGATATTGCCACTGATTTTGATGGTGGTACTATTGTTGAGGTTAAAAAATATTTAACCAGAGATACAATTTACCAAGCGGCTGGACAATTGCACCTGTACGGTATTGGTAACGAATATAAATTGCTTGCTATAGGTTTTTTACCAAGTAACGACGGTGATCAAGCGCAAGCGAAAACTACAGCATCAATGGTGTCGCAGGACGAGAGAATTAGTTGTTTATTTATTGAATAAGGAGAACAGTTATGGCTAGATATATCAACGGTAAATTGGTAAAATCATCTGCGGACAGAAAAGCTGCTGTAGAATCGGCAGGCGGGGTGTACACCAAAAGATTGATGGGAATTATGTCCAAGGTGACAAGCATAAATCAAAGCCACCAAGAAAAGTTGAGCAAGTACCGGAAGATGCTCAAACGATTAATACCAATGGCGGAAACTATTTTGAACACATTGAAGGTGACGTAATTCTTGGGGATGTTTATGAATAGCGCAATTAATCTTACTGACAGACAAAAAGCCATGATAAGCCAACACCAAATCAACCAACTAATTCAAGAAGAAAATGCAGACGCGATTAACTTGCTGTATTGGGAATTACCGTTAAAAACTCAACGGCTAATTGACAGATTGATTGCAAAATATTGGCGGTTTAATTGAGTATTTGCGAATCAAATCTAGAGATTCACAATTTCTTGGCTCAAACAGGTATTCAAAAGAACCAAGATTTTGATTTAGTATTTGTTCACGGTGGTAGAGAAAGTCTATCTGGTAAAAGAAATTTATACGATTTTCTGCCATTTTAGAAATTAGCCTCTGAGAAATCAGGGGCTTTTTTGATCATAAATAGTTTCACAAATATCTATAATATTATAGATTAATACAATTATTAAAAACCGTGAACCAACTCAAAAATAAACTTCCCAAAGGCAAATATAACGGACAAACTATTGATGGAATTGAGGTAAAATTCCAAATAACTTTACTCAATTGGAAATGGGTTTACTTCACCACGCTTTACGGCAACTTGATAATTCAATTCGCTTGCTTTAAATTCTGGGTTGATTGGCACTATGTAGTCGTCATGTCCGTACCAATCCAAGACTCAGCAACATCTAAATAGTTACCATTGCGATCGCTTAACTTATAATCGAAACAAGTTAAAATAATAACCGTCGCATATATTATACTTGTCTAACGTGCCAGTTCCAGTAGTGGCATACATAATCCAGATGCAAGCGGGTGACTTATGAATATTCACGTTGGATAGAAACCGAGGAAAAACGAATTAAAGAATACAAGAGACAGGAAGAATTAAACGGCGTTGCTACAATTAAATCAGTTTCAATATATCCAGTAGTGAGGTAGATATGGCGCATCCAATAACATCTATTGAGTCAATGAACTGGATAAAAAAATATGAATCTCATATTGTGTGGCTTGAAAATATTGCAAATATACAACCAGCCGCACCTATAAATAATTATTCAAATTCACTAAACGGCGATATTGACTCTCTACGACGGGGGAAATATCGCCGCATTTTGTCTATGGCAGCATTAAACTTAGAATATTCTATCGCGGTTGATCGCGCTTGGATAAGTGGAGTAAATTTTGATTCTTGACCTTACAAACACGCCGGGCGTTTTCATTTACCCGTGCTTATCGAAAAATCAGTAATCTCATCGTATAATCAATAAATAGTGTCAGCACGGGATGGGAGTAGTCAACACTCCCGCCGTTACAACTGACCGTCCACTAACTGCGAAGTGAACATAATGACTATGATACAGAATTTTGATTACAACGGGCAATTAATTCAACGACGCGCAGATGGGTTTGTCAACTTAACCCAAATGTGCCAAGCGAATGGAAAGCTACTAGGGAACTGGAATAATCTCAAGTCCACAAAGTCTTACCTAGAGGCAGTTTCGAGTGATATTGGGATCACAATATCGGAACTTTTAGTAATCAAAAAAGGAAATTCCGCAGAATTTACACAAGGTACATGGGGTCATCCATTAATAGCATTGCACTTGGCTCAGTGGATTAGCCCGTCATTCCATGTTTGGTGTAACGCGCATATTTTCAATCTAATGGCATCTGGCTCAACTTCAATTGAGATAAACCCCGTTGAAGAAATGAAACTAAAACTGGAATTGGCAAAACTGGAAAATGACAAAGTTCAGGCGGAATTAAAGTTGCTACAACTTAGACAATACGTAGCAACGGCACTCCCTGAACTCGTACAGCAAAAAGTTTTAGGCTATTCAACGGTCAAGGAAATTGAATACCGTGATCGCATAATCCAAGATGATCAAATAATTAATGACGGATCAACAGTCAACAAAACGGAACTGTGCAAACGGTACGGGTTCATGACTAAAAGTGGTAATCCTGACTACAAAAAGCTAAACAAGCATCTTGAGTCAATCAAAATTCCTGATTATGCCTGGGAAAATGTGTCGAGCGTCCGTGAAAACCAAGAATTACGCCGCGACTACCTTGAAGAATTGGATAAGAAGATTCTCGATGATTCCCGCCAATTGTGGTTTGGGGAGTAAAACAATGAAAACATTAGCGGCTGGTATTAAAGGAACGGACGATGACTGTTATGGAACAGAAAGGTTTAGAAATGTAACCAGACCAATGCCTGTGATTGTGAAAGATGAGCAAGAAAAGATAATTACTTCAGGATCTACTGGACTTGGCAAGCGTCCAACAGAAGACTCTGGTGTTAGATGTATCTTTTCTTTCAGCATCAAAAACATACCAAAATCAAGGTTTTACAGCATTGGAGTAGGAAATAGAGGGGCAGCCGTTTTTTCCCAACAAGAATTAGATGATCGGAATTGGGAAGTAGAGTTTGTGTTAATGCGGTCTCGATAACTACTTATTCAACGCACCACCTGGCCTTTGCTGTTTCTGAATTTCTGACAATACCGCAGACCGGACGGCGTTTTGTAGTTGTGGCACATTAACAGATGTATCACCCTGTCCCCCATTCACATTGACGGGTACATTGACATTAACGGTTGATGATTGACTGGGAGCGGTAAAGTTCATGTTGGGAACTGAACCGCCAACCACGCCACCTCCGGCGTAATTGAGAACCCGTTCCATTTGCAATTCCTCAAACCGTTTGTTCTGGCGTACCGTTAGCACCCTTTCACCCGGAGTCAACGCCGCTAATACTGGTTTTACTCCTGATGCTTGACGCTCCCTTTGAAGTGCATCACCAATTGCCCCAATTACTCCACCGTCGGCATAGTTGGGGACTTTACCACCTTTGTTGAAGTTAAACAGCCCGCCTCCACCGAACGCACCTTTAAGTAATGAGTTCAGAGCAATATTTAGCACCCCATTTAAAATGTTATTCGCTAAGTCGTTAAGCACGTCACCAAAAGATTTAGTGCCGTTTATTAACTCAGTGAATCCAGATGTCAATCCATTGATTAGATTCTCCTGGAACATCTCCTTTAATGCCATATCAAAAGTTTTCGCCGATCTGGTGATGTCGTCTAATTTTTTCTTATTCAATTCATCCAATGCGGCGGTCATTTCCTTGATTTGATCTGCATTAAAAGCATTTTCTGGGAATTTAAGATTATATTCATTGACATCAATTGCTAATTGTTCTTTGGCACGCCGGGCGCGTTCCATCTCCTTTTCTGTCTCCAAATCTCTTGTTAGGCGATTAGTATAAAATTCATTCGCCATTCCACTTTTTAGAGTTTCAATGTTTGAGGAACGGAGATCAAATTTATTCTGATTCAAAAGGTCAAACATTTTGCTTGACGTATCTAATTCAACTTGTGCCTGCTCAATCTTCTTAACCGTATTGGCATAATTGAAGTTAAGATCAATGCCTTCTTTTTTGACAGAATTAACATTGAGGATGGCTTTAAACTCCTTCTGATAAGCCTCTTCGCTCATGTTGCCACCCTTACCACCACCTTCGTAATACCGTTTTTGGAGGTCTAGCAATTGTTGGTATTGGTCACGGTTTAATGATAGTAAGTCAATATTTTTCTGGAGTGACGGAATCTTTAAAACTAACGGATTCAGCGGGTCAATCTCTTCTAATTTTTGTATTGACTGTAGCTGTTGTTGTAGTTGCTCAATAACCTTCGTTTGTTGCGCTATATCCTGTTCACTTAATCTGAAAAATTCTTTTTTGTCAAAATCTGCTATTGACGCTTTGAGTATGTCGTCAGCATTAGATTTCAAGAAAGCCAGATCCTTTTTGGCTTCTGCATTACGGAACGCTGTCGCTTTGAAAGTCAGATCATTTGTTTTAACTTCATCAGCCGCTAACTTTGGATCATTGGGGAATTTCTTCATCGCCAAATTAAAAGCAGCCTGTAAATCTGGTTTTTGTGCGATCGCTCCATCCGTATCATCAATAATCTGCTGTAGTGCCTCCATATCCTTCTCTATTTTTCGGCGCAAATCGGCAAGCTGAATTCCAAATCTGTCAGCATTGCTCATATTAGGGGATAGTCCCTCTAATACGGTTCTTTGCGTTCCTAATGTGGAATCTTTCGTGCTGCTGATGTCTCCCAATGCCGATTTTCGAGTTGATCTAATAAGTCTGTAAGCTTCTAACCTTTGCCTCAGTGCATTTTCCTCGATTTGTTCAGGAGTTAAATTGCTGTTGATTTGGTTGGTTTGGAGTTGCTGGGCTGCTGTATTTAACTTGAGTCTACCCGCTTGAGTTACCGCTTGCTGCATTGAATTTGGGTCTATTGCTCCGCCTTGCATAGCAATTTGTGTTAATTGTCGTGCTGTGTTTCCATATCGGCTTTCTGCTTTTTTGAGGTAATTACCAAGGGTAATGTCCCCATCACCTATTCCCAATGAAGCGTTAGGATTACCAGCAAAAACAGTTGACAAAACTTTTCTAAAAGAGTCCAGTTTTTGCCCCCTACTATTTTGTTTCAAATATTTTTGAACAAATACTAATTGATCTTGTGGACTCATTTGTGCTAAAGCGTTGATATTCGTTCCCAGCCCTCTAGCTGTAGCTGGCATGAACTGAATTAAGCCTGTGGCACTGGTGCGGCTGTTTCTGGCAGATGGTGAAAGTGTACCACCTGTTTCATACAGCATTGTTTTGAGCAGGTCTTCAGGTTTCGCTCCTACGCTTTGAGCTATATTAGCTACAGTTTGCAAAAACTTGGTATCTATGCGTGGATCTAGGCCGGGAATGGGCGGGACTTTGGGGACTGGTTGACGCTGTTGCATGGTTTTTCCACTTACCACCCCACCATATTTACCACCCATGAAATCTTGCAAGAATTTCTGAGGTTCAATGTATTTACCATTC